CTCTTAGAGAACTCTTGGACGCAGAGCCTCCGAGGATCTGGGGTCCACTCCATCGATGGAAGTGTCGGTCATCGCTGCCGATCTTACCATAGTTGGAAGCCTCTTAGAGGAACGAATTCCGAAATTCAGCTATCGCCCACATCAAAGAATTGTGTGGAAAGAAAGCCGTCTCCTTCGGTATACGAGCCAAAATGGTTCGCGTCGCATTCAGATTAGCAGGTCTTGACCTAGTTAAACTGGATGGATTCGTTCGGATCTGGATTCCCCTACAGGCGAAGATAGAGATCGCAGGAGCAAGCGTAAACGCCGACCTAACGTTCTTTATGGTTAAGCATTATCTAAGATACGCTTTAAGCTATATAAGAAACGGTCGTTCGGCCACAGCTAAGCTGGTTAAAGCCGACGCTTTGCTCTTGAGATAAGTCTACTTCGGGATGGTGGGATGCGAAGATAAGAAGTACTTTACCGACCTTCCGCTAAGCGGGAGGGACGCTGTTACAGCTGTAGGTGTTCTTTCTTAGACACGTCATCTGCCACCGGGTGGACAGGAAGAGTGCTTAAGTGCGCTTGAAAAGCATACTAAGACTCTGACCACACCATGTGAGCCACTGACTCACGCTGAGTAAGCTGAGCTTACCCAAGCGGCTAAATAAGCTGCGTTCGAACTTCGTGTCGGCCTGGTGAGAAGACTTGGTGATGCACTTTAAAAGAGATCACATACCTTCTCAGCATATTCCAGCCACATGTCACTTAGTAGTTCTGCCTGTTTTGAACTTGGCAGACAACAGGGTGGCAAAGCCGGTTACGTTTCGAAGAAATTCGGACCTTGGCTACTTAAACCCTTCGATTCCAATCGCTCTATCAAAGTTCCTTTGTTTGGAGACGTCGAAATTATCGAGGGTTGTAGACCAATTCAGCTAATTCCGCCTGGCTCTAAGATCAAAGCTCCAGATCCGGAGGATTTGAAGCTAATCTTAGATCGCCTAGAGAAAAGTGGTGATACCAAGGATTGCATTAGAAGGTTGTTTAGAACAGAGACCTCAAAAGGAATCTTCTGTATTTCTAGACGGTACCAAGAGCATGAAAGGCTAGGTTACCTAGCTTTCCTTTGGGCTTGTCTTGACCTAGAAGCGCTCGGGATCTTAGATCTTAATAGTGGTCTTTTAAAGACCCCTACCGAACGCTCAGAGCCAAAGATGCGCCGTTTCGCTGTACCGGAACCTGGAAACAAGGTGAGAATAGTGACGATGTCACATGCCTCCCTCTCCATGTTCTTACAACCTTTCTCGCATCAGATGCTGTAAGTATTGAAGCAAGATCCAAATCTTGAAGCGGGTTTGACCCGCGGATACCAAGGCTGGGAGTGGCACGAAAGGCTACGCCGCCAGGGGTTCAAGAGTCTGTCTCCCGATTAGCATGGCTATCTTATAGCCGGTGACTACGAGGAGGCAACAGACCACGTCGATTGGATACGAGCTAGTAGCGCTATTACCACTTACCTCGAAGAGGTGGGAATGGCTAGCGACTACAATCTTACATGTCTGGATCTTCTTCTGTCTCCAAGATACCATCCTGAGGTACGGAACAAACGTGGCAAGTTACTTGACATTGAGTTCACAACCTAGAGGGGTTGTCTCATGGGAGAACCAGGTACGAAGATCGTCCTTACAATCTGCACAAAAGTTGCTGAGTCTCTTGCTCGTTAACGGGCTGCTCGGATTCCGGTAATACTGGCTGACCCCGCG